ACCATCTTGTTGCCGCCGTACTGAAGGTTCAGCCCGTGGCCGGCCGACTTGGGGTGGACGGCCAGCAGCCGGATCTGCCCCTTGTTCCAGCGTTCGACCACGTCGGCGCCGTCGTCCAGCGTCCACAGGCGCGGGTAGCGGGTCTTCAACTGCGCCAGTTCCTCGACGAAGTTGTAGACGATCAGCGTGTTGTCCTGCTGGTTGCCTTCCAGAATTTCGTCCAACATGTCGAAGCGGTGGCTGGAGAACCAGACCGGCGTCTTGGACACCGTGAACTTGCCTGGCTGGTCGGACGCGATCGTGCTGCTGTCGTAGACCCAGCCGCCCGCCATCTGTTGCAGCTTGCTCGTCACGGCGGCGGCCGACAGGGCGGTGATTTCCGTACCTTTCAGCGTTGTTACAAAGTCGCGCTTCATCTTTTCGTATGGCTCACGGTCTGGCATGTCGCAGCGCATCTCGACGACGTGGCAGGGCGGCAGCTTGTCCTTGTAGACGCCAGGCTCCAGCACGAATGTCGCCGGGCGGATGCGCGCCATGACTTGTTCGAGGGCACCGCGACGCGGTTGCCAATCGCCAAACTCGCGGTTGATGCAGACGAAGTATTGCTGGAGGAACGCGCCCTTGGCCCGGCCCAGCAGTGCCTCGTCCACCACCTTGCACTGGCCGAAGACGTCTTCCAGGCCATTCGAGGTGAACGATCCGGTCAGGCCCCAGCGGACGGGGAAGCGGTCCAGCACCTTGTAGAACGCCTTGAAGCGTTTGCCCGACGGGTTTTTGAGCCGGGTCAGTTCGTCGAACACCACGCCTTGGAACGGCAGGTCAACCGGCAGCTTGTCGAGGTTGTCGTAGTTGACAATGACAATGTCACTGCTAGACGAGAGTGCTGCCTTGCGTTGGGTGGAGGTGCCGACGGCAACGGAATACGACAGCGACGGCGCCCACTTCGCCACCTCGACGGGCCACACGTCCGTACACACGCGTTTGGGCGCCACCACCAGCCAGCGCCTGGCGTGACCGTCGCGCTTCATCTCGGCCATCGCCCGCAGCGTGATTGCGGTCTTGCCCGCGCCCACAGGGGCCAGGATCATGGCGCGGTCACGCTCGTACAGGAAGGTCACGGCGTCATTTTGGTAAGACCTAAGGTCCATTCATCTATCTCTGATTTGTTCCACAGGCAGGTGTAGTTCTGGTTGCGTGCCCGCATGTCCTCCGCAAACTTACGTTGCAGCGGCGACAATCGGCCGTTGGGCGCCTTCAATTCCACGAACCACGTCGCCCCACCGGGCAGGCAGGCGATGCGGTCGCTGACGCCCTTGCAGTTCAGCGCGCGGAACTTGTAGGTGACGCCGCCCATGCGCTGGACGGTCCACACAAAGTACTGTTCGATCTCGCGTTCCATGCTCATTATGTATCAAACAATCATTGACAGGTCAACAAACATTCTGTAGCGTCGGCTCGTCAACACAGAAAGGTACACTATGGCTGCTCACTCAAATGTCGTCGGCGGTTCGACCGCCAAGCGCGTGCTGGCCTGCCCCGGCAGCGTCGCGCTCGTCCGCACCATGCCCCCGCAGCCGTCGTCGGTCCACGCCGACACCGGCACGTTGCTGCACAATACCATCGCCACCATCCTGGAGACGGGCAAAGACCCGCAGGAGTTTCTGGGCGTCGCCTACAACGGCATCGAATTGACCGACGACCTGATGGAGCGCAAGCTGTTGCCAGCACTTGCCGCCCTTGACGAGATCGACCCCGACAAGATGATGGAGTATGCCGTCGAGCAGGTCGTCGGCTTTGGCGCCGCCCTGCCGGGCGTGTTCGGGTCCGCCGACGTCGTGGGTCGGATGGGCAATCGTGGCATCCTGCTGGATTGGAAGTTCGGCGACGGCGTCGCGGTGGACGCGGAGGAGAACCCGCAGGGGCTGTTCTACGTCGCCGCAGCGCTTCGTACCGAGAAGACCGCATGGGCCTTCAAGGACGTCGAGGACATCGAGATCATCATCGTCCAGCCGCCCTACGTGAAGCGCTGGGTGACAACGCCCGCCCGCGTCAAGCAGTTCGAGGCCGACCTGATGCTGGCGGTGCGCGCGGCCGAGCAGCCCGACGCGCCACTGGCCGCCGGCGACCACTGCCGCTGGTGTACGGCCAAGACGATCTGCCCGGTGGTCAGCGGTGCGGTCGCCCGCGCCACCCGCACGGCACTCAAGACGGTCAACGTGGACCGCCTGGCCGAGGCGCTGGGGCAGATCGACCTGCTGGAGGGCTACATCAAGGACGCCCGCGACATGGCGCAGCAACTGCTGGAAGCAGGCGTCGAGGTGCCGGGCTGGAAACTGGTGCCGAAGCGCGCCACCCGCAAGTGGGTGGACGACAAAAAAGTCTTGACGACCCTGACCGAAGCAGGGCTTAATATCGAACAATTGACGGAGCCGAAGTCGCCCGCGCAGATGGAGAAGGTGTTGAAGAAGCACAATGTCCCGCTGCCGCCTGACCTGATCGTGTCCGTCTCAACAGGTAGCACGTTGGCACCCGAGGATGATCCGAGGCCCGCCGTGTTGCAGATCGGCAAACAACTGTCTGCTGCTCTTGGTAAACTATAGGAGAATAAAATGAACGACGTAGTATCTTTCGGCAACGGCAACCTCCCCTCCGTCCAGTCCCTGACCACTGCCCTGCGCAGCCTCGAAAGCGAGGTCGGCGCTGCCGGCATGGTCATCCTCAAGATGGACAAGACCGGCCATTGGGTGTTCGGTGCCGACCAGACCGAAATTGACGACGACAGCACTTGGGCCATCAACCCGTTCTCTTTTGTCCACGGCTTCATTGCCTGGGGCGAGGGCGAGGTGCTGGGCGAGAAGATGGTGCCGGTGTCGGACCCGCTTCCCGAAATGGATAACCCGCCGCCGGGCGCCAAGCGCGGCTGGGAGATGCAGGTCGGCATGAGCCTCAAGTGCATGAACGGCGACGACAAGGGCATGGAGGCGCGCTACAATGTCACCTCCGTGGGCGGCAAGCGCGCCGTCCAGAAGCTGGCCCTTGAAATTGCCGCGCAGGTCGAGAAGGACCAGACCAAGCCTGTGCCGGTGGTGCGCCTGAAGAAGGAACACTACATGCACAAGTCCTACGGTCGCATCTTCACGCCTGTCTTCGAGATCAGCAACTGGATTGATCTTGAAGGCAAGACGGATGCGCCCGCCGCTGAACCGACGCCGGAAGCCACCGTCCGTCGTCGTCGTACTGCGTAAGCGGGCGCGCGGGGCCGCTATTTCCTCCCTGGTTGGGCGGCCCCGCACCTATGATCATGATATTATATATTGATCTAGAAACCCGCAGCCGCTGCGACCTGCCGGGACGCGGTGTCTACAACTACGTGCAAGACCCCAGCACGGAGGTGCTGTGCATGTCCTACGCTTTCGACGACGAGGACGTGCAGACGTGGCGGCCGAGTGAGCCCTTCCCGACGCGCGTCGCGCTGCATCGCGGGCAGATCCGCGCCCACAACGCGGCGTTCGAGCGCCTGATGTTCTGGTACGTCATCTGTCCCGACTTCGGTGTGCCCGAACCCGCGCTGGAGCAGTTCTACTGCACTGCAACACAGGCCCGCGCCAACTGTGCGCCGGGCAGCCTGGAGGACGTCGGCCGCTTCGCGGGTGCGGGCATGCGCAAGGACCACCGAGGCGCACAGTTGATCCGCCTGCTGTCGATCCCGCAGGGCGACGGCACCTTCCGCGACGACCCCACGCTGATGGCCGAGATGGTGGCCTACTGCGAGCAGGACGTCCGCGCCATGCGCGTTATCTCCAAGGTACTGCGCGAACTGTCCGACGAGGAGCTGTCCGACTATCACATCAACGAGCGCATCAACGACCGGGGCGTGCGCCTGGACGTGCCGCTCGCCAAGGCCGCCGTGCGCTACGCCGCACAGGAACTGGACGACATCCAGCAGGTCGTGCAGGATGTGACCGGCGGCGCGCTGACGTCGGTGCGCAGCCCCCGGATGCGGGAGTGGGTGCAGGAGCGCGTCGGGCCTGAAGCCCGCAAGCTGATGCAAGTATGGAAGGACGGCGTCGAGAAGACCAGCATCGACAAGACCGTGCGCGCTAACCTGCTGGCGATGGAGAACCCCGATGAAGTCCCTGCGGAAGTCGCGGAAGTGGTGCAGTGCGCGGACGATCTGTGGGCATCGTCCGTGGCGAAGTTTAGCCGTGCCGCAGCGCTTAGCGATGATCAAGACGGTCGCGTCCGGGGTGCGTTTGTATTCTGTGGTGGCTCAGCTACAGGCCGAGCGTCAAGCTATGGTCTTCAGGTCCACAATTTCCCAAGACGATGTGCCGACGAACCTGAACTAGTCCGCCAGGCGTTGGTGCGCGGACACGACGTCGTGCCGCAGTACGGCCGCCGCGTCACCGACGTCCTGAAGGGCATGCTTCGTCCCGCGCTGATCCCGGCACCCGGCAAGTCCTTCGTGGTGGCCGATTGGTCCTCCATCGAGGCCCGCGTCACCCCGTGGTGCAGCGGCGAGGCGGGCGAGGACAAGCTAACACTTTTTCGTGATGGCGCCGACGTCTACAAGGTCAACGCGGCCGCCACCTTTCGGTGCCGCGTCGAGGACGTCACCAAGGACCAGCGCCAGGTCGGCAAGGTGCAGGAGTTGGCGTGCGGCTTTGCCGGCGGTGTGGGTGCCTTCGCGGCGATGGGCCGCGTCTACGGCCTAAGCCTGCCTGAGAGCGAGGCCCGCAAGATGGTGGACGCTTGGCGCCGTGCGAACCCGTGGTCGGTGCCCTACTGGCAGGATCTGGAGATTGCGTACACACGCGCAATTCGGAACCCGAAGACAAAGATACAGGCGGGCCGCGTGTCGTATTACTACGACGGCTGCCATCTCTGGTACGCCTTGCCGTCGGGCCGTGTTCTTTGTTATCCTTTCGCACGGATCGAAGAGGAGGGCGTCACGTATGCGAAGGCGTCATGGAAACCCGCCGCAGATGCCAAGGAGTGGCCGCGAGCCCGGCTGTGGAAGGGCCTTGCATGCGAGAACATCACGCAAGCCACCGCTGCGGACATCCTCCGCCATGCTCTACGCGAGATACCGGATGTGGTTCTGCACATCCACGACGAGGTTGTAGTTGAGACAGACCATCCCGACGCCGCGCTTGAACACATGCAGCGCGTCATGGGAACACCGCCCGCATGGGCCGCCGGTTTACCACTGGCAGCCGAGGCGTCGGTGATGACGAGGTACGGCAAGTAAATTCCGGCAGTCCGCCGGCATCCGGCGTCGCAGCGGTCCTGCGGTATCCAGAAGGTTGCAAGCACACACAAACTCATCTTCTTTAAGCGCGCTGGTACCCTCAGCCTTTTACCAGCGCGCACTTTTAGACTATACTTGCGCCGCGCGTCGTGGGGACCGCTGCGCGATCTCATAAGGGACGGAAACATGGAATTACTTGACTATTTGGTCAAGCTGGCACCAGCCGGCGAGACAGCCTTAATCGTCCGGCAGACACCACGCCATTCGGGTGGTGAGGTAAAGTACCACGCAGATGGTGCGCCGGTCGCTACTTTCCCGGCCTTTCTGCCGACGCACAAGCGCAAGGCTGGCGAGGCTTGGTACATCAACACAGGCTCATTCATCATTAGCCGCTTCACGGCGGGCAAGCCATCAGCCAAGAGCGAGAACATCGAGTACGTCCTGTTCATGATGCTGGACGACGTCGGCACCAAGTCCAAAGTTCCGCCGCTCGATCCGACATGGATCATGGAGACGTCGCCCGGATCGTTCCAATGGGGCTATGCCTTCAGCGAACAGCCTAGCAAGGGCGAGTTCACGGCGGCCATTACGGCCATCGCAGAGGCAGGCTACACCGACCCCGGCGCCACCAACGCGGTGCGCAATTGCCGTCTGCCTGGCAGCGTCAACCTGAAGCGCGGGCGTGATGGGTTCAAGGCGCGGCTGGTCGAGTTCCATCCCGACCGCGAATACACGTTGGAAACTATCTGCAAGACGCTCGACGTGGTGCCGGGTCCGGCTGACGGTGCCGGGCTGACGTCCATCAAGATCCGCGACACCGGCAGCGACACGGTGTTGAAGTGGCTGAACGACAACGCCATGGTATTGAGCCGCGTCAACAACGAGGGCTGGTGTGGCGTCGTCTGCCCGAACAGTGCCGAGCATACGGACGGCAATCCGGAGGGCCGCTACTCGCCCATCAACCGGGCGTTCTGCTGCTATCATGGGCACTGCCAGCACCTCGACAGCAATGCGTTTCTTGCATGGGTGGGCGAGCAGGGCGGCCCCAAGGTCCAGCCGGGCTTTCGCGAGGAGTTGGTGGCCGAGCGCATGGCCCTTGTGGCCGAGACGATCAAGCCAACGCCGGAGTTCCCCGACGCGGCCGCCGAGGTCGTGGCCGAGGTGGACCGGAAGGAGATGGGCCGTCTGGAAAAGCGCGAGTGGTTCGGCCGTTTCGCGTATATCGTCGAGGATGACGCCTATTTCGACATGATCGACCGGCGCGAGATGACGCGCGGCGCATTCAATGCCGTGTTCCGGCATGTAGACTGCAAATCCATCCACACGCAGCGCAGGGTCGAGGCGTCCGTCTGCTTCGATGAGAACCGCCAGGGTGCTGGCGCGCGCGTCCTGCGCGGGTTGACCTACGCCGCCGGCGAGAGTGTGCTGGTCGCCAAGGACGGCGAGGTTTACGGCAACCGCTGGGTCAACGCCCGACCGGACCTGTCGAGCGTCGCCAGTGGCACGGACATGGCGCCGTGGCTCGACCATGCCAAGCTCCTGATCCCCGACGACGTCGAGCGCGAACACGTCTTCGACGTGATGGCCTTCAAGCTCCAGCACCCGGAGGTCAAGATCAACCACGCGGTCCTGCACGGCGGGGACGAGGGCTGTGGCAAGGATACGCTTTGGTACCCGTTCATATGGTCCGTTTGCGGGCCAGACCTGCGCAATCGCGGCCTGGTGGACGCGGACGGCATCAATTCGCGCTGGGGCTACGCGCTCGAAAGCGAGATCCTCATCTTGAACGAGCTGAAGGAGCCCGAGGCCGCGCAACGTCGCGCGCTGTCCAACAAGCTGAAGCCCATCATCGCCGCGCCGCCGGACACGCTCACCATTGAGCGCAAGGGCTTGCACCCTTACGATATGGTCAATCGCATGTTTGTCCTTGCGTTCACCAACGACCCCGTGCCGCTGTCGCTGCCCAGCCAGGACCGGCGTTGGTTCTGCGTCTGGTCGCATGCGCCACGCATGGACAAGGATGCCGCGCGTGCCTTGTGGACGTGGTACAAGAAGCAGGGCGGCCTTGAGGCCGTAGGCCGCTGGCTCATGGATCGGAACGTCTCAGCGTTCAATCCGGCGGCCATGCCGCCGTGGACGGATTACCGTTCGCGCCTCATTGAGACGGGCCGGAGCATGGCGGAAAGTTACGTTATCGAGCAAGTGCTTCAACCGTCGCGCGAATTTGCCGCTGGCGTCATTGCGTCACCGTTCCACAAGCTCTGTAACCAGCTTCAGCAGGGCGCGCCTGGCGGCGTGAAAATCCCGCAGGCGGCACTCCTGCATGGCCTCAAGGAAGCGGGCTGGATCGACCTTGGCGCCGTCAAGTCGGCTGAGTTCCAGACTAAGAAAAACATATGGGCGCGAGAGGACATGGCGCGCACCTACAACAAATCGGACCTGCGGCGCATGGTCGAGCACGCCGCAGGTCCGGGGCTTACAGTGGTCAAAAGTTAAGCTGGGTCATCCACCGGGTTAGGCTTTTTGTGGATCATCCACCAATGGCGGCTTCGTTCTTTGGCCGTGCGGCAATGCGCGCATTTCCCATCGTATGCGGAACGGTATCCTTTACCGCAATCGCAAACTTTAGAGACGTTTGGTTTTTCTGTCATATTTCCAGCCATGCCATGATGACGGCGGCGATGAGGATACCGATTATCGCCGCCATTTTTCTGCCAGTTCACGCGCGAACATGATGAGCAGCGTCCAGCCGCCCACTGCGCCACCGAAGAAAAAGGCATACTGGATCCAAGCCCATGTGTTCTCAGGCATTGCCGTTCACCATCGCATAGAGGGCCTGGTCGCGGGCCTCGATCTCGACTTGCAGGGCGTCGATCAGAGCGTCGATTTCTTCACCGTGGCGCAGTTTCATCTCGCGCAATTGTTCCGAAAGGCTGGTGCCCATGACGCGGTTGTGCGCGCGTTCGGTTTCGACGTCCGAAATCATCTTTTGCAGGCTCATAATTCGATAGTCCTTTCTCTATTGGTTAGGCGTGTTGTTACTCTGGGAACGGGTGGAGGTGGGGCTGGCCGCCGTAGCAGCGTGAAGTAAATGCACGCGGTGCCCATGAGGGCGCCGGCGGCAAAGCCTATGAAAAAGAGCATGTGAGCCACCCCTTTATATTCCCCCATAGCGTCGGGCGCGGTTTCTCCCACACTCGTGTCATGGTTTCCATTTGCTTGCGAACCAAAAGAGGCAAAAACGCGGGTGGCCCGTCCAGCCAATACACGGTTATTGTTTTTTCGGTGGCGCGGCGGTCAGCGGTCATCCCTTATTCTCCTCTGCGAGTGCTGCGCGGGCAAGGCGACCCAATCTACCCTCGCGGCTGTAGGGGCTATAGGTATCGTCAAAGGTGGATGACACATCCTCCAGCGCCGCCCGCAGCCGTTTGATCTCGGCCTTGGCTTCCTTTAGTTCGCGCATGGTTTTGAGAGTGTGTTCCAGCGCCAACTGCATTTCTTCACTCATCGCGCGCCCCCAAGATGGCCTCGACGCGCGCGCGCTCGGCAGCGTAGCGGCCTTGGGCCACCATCGCGCAGAACGTTGTATAGCTGTGGTGGGCGGTCGTGTGGTCCGTTCGGTTCAGGTGCGCCGCGATCTGGCTCAGCCCCAGGTCCTGCCGGCGGCGGCGTAGTTCCCAGGCCGCGTGATGGCGCGCGTGACAGTAGCGGCGCGGGCGGCGGATGCTGTGCAACTCGTCAACCGTCAGCTCGTGGGCCTCAGCCACGGCGGCCACGATCCGCTTTGCAGGATAGCGGCGGCGTTGCTCCGCCATGTGGGCCTTATGCGCTTCCCACAACCGGGCGACGTCGTCCTTAAATTTACTTTCCATCTGTGCCGCTCTCTGTTACATTTGCCCCTGTTTTCGTCCCCACCGCAGACTTGGGCGGCACCTTGGTGCCGTCCTTTTCTTTTGGGAGCAGGTTCCGGCGCCGGGCCTCTTGCGCTGCCGCTTCCAGTGCCACCGCGTGATTGTCCAGGCGGATCTTGACGGCCGCCAGGAAACGCAACAGGTCGACGTCGTCAAGCCCGGCCACGTTCGCTTGCCAGTGTTCCCGGCTGCTCATGGCTTATCCTCAGCAAGCGCCGCGATTACGCGCGCCAATCGCAAAGCCTCGTCCAGACCTAACGTGCGCGCGTTAACGCTGGCGATTAATTTTGCGCGCGAATTTCGGACGTTTACGTGCCTGCCATACTGCCCGTTTTCTTCCTCGTCTACATACCAAGGTGGATGTTTCATCAGCGCACCACGTCAATCTGACGCTGTAGCGCGCGGCATTCTTCCTGCCACATGGTGGCGCGCTGTTCTGCTTCCTCTAGTTCCTCCCGCAGGCGGTCGGCCTGTACGGCCTCCGCTGCTTGCGTTTCAAGCTGGTCGGCCAACGCCTCAATTATGACACTAGAAAGAATACCAAGTTTGACGTATTCGCGCGCATATTGCGCCAGTTCTTCCGGCGATATGTTCATCAGGTCTGTATAGTCACGCATAGCGGCGGATCTCCCCATTATCAATCACGGCTTCCATGACTTGTTCGTGCAGCCATTCGCGGTCCACGGCATCGTAAAGGATATGGAACAAGGGCATGTGGCGCGCTACTTTGGTGTAAACGCCCTTGTCGCTGAAATGGAATTCGGTCACGTCCCAATCGGGCAGGTCATCGACGATCTCGTAGTCTATGCGCGCTTCGCAATCGGTTTCGAATAGGCACACGTCGTCTTTGCAGACGGTGATGGTTACGGGTACGTAGAACATAATGCGTCCTCTCAGATTGCTAGTATGATGTAGATCAGGGCAAGCCAAATGGCCGTGCCAGTGATAGCGGCGAATATTTCAAGCGCTTTGGCCATGTGTTAGCGCCCCATCACGAAAACGCAGCCATTCTCAGCGTGCGCTTGATGCAGTAGACCAAACGTCCAGCCCATCTTGTCGCACAAGGCGACGGCGGCCGCCGCGTGGGCCTGCGATTGGCTCAGCTCATGAGGATAGCTGATTGTAACGCTCAGCTTGCCGCCGGACTTGGCCCACGCTTTGATGCGGCCGGGCCTATAGTTGGTCGGTCCAAGGTACTTCGTGAAGATTGCACAGCGTCCGGTATCGTTGATCTCTGACATGGTCGGCATTGGATTGTTTCCCCTAGTTGCTTGTTAATGTGGAAAGTATAGGGGGCGTTATGCCCCCTTGTCAAGGATTTGTTTATGCCATTACGGCGTTGCGGGTGAGCACGGGGGAGCGGTCGCCGCCACGGCGGACCGGCATAAGGACCGCGAAGCAGTCCGCGCGCTCGCCAAAGGTCACCAGGCAGGGATTGCTTGCGCTCGTTGGGTGGAGCATGGACGTGCCCCCGAGCGCCTTGCCCATCTTGGCCAGGTCGCCGATATAGGCGTGATTGAAATGCACGTGCGCAGCGCTATCTTCCGGCTTGTCCTTTGCCGGCGTCTCTTCACCCGTCGGCACGACGCGGCGCCACTCCGGGAACGTACCATCTACGGCCGTGTAGGCAATCTGTCCGATTTTGTCCGCCGTCACCTCGATTTCCTGGCAACGGGCGCCGGCGAGCTTGAGCGCGGCTTGCACGTCGGCCAGTGGTATAATCACGTCGGCGGCCGGCTTGTCGTTGAGCCGCGCCACGAACATGCGATGCCCGTCGGTTGTGACCATATGGCCAGACGTGCTCAGGTGCACGCCTTTGAGGTAGTAGCGGGTTTCTTCCGTGCTAGCGCACAGCAAGGCAGCCTTAAGCAGGTCGGTCGGAATAAGCATGGTAGTTCTCCCGGTTGATGTTAGGGTTAGGGTCTAGTGAACCGGCGCGCTAAGCGCCGGTCTAGCTAGGCCCTCACGACACCCTTTAGGCCATAGTGCGAGGTATACTCGACCCGCCATTCGTTGCCGCCGGCAGTCCAAACGCGGATGACATTGCCGCGTGACTTCTTGGCGCGGATCGGCGCGCTGGTGCCGCGCTTGGCGAAATCAGCGCCGGCCAGGTAGGCTAGCCAAGCGTCGCTCGACCATATGTAAGGATTGTCGATGTCCGGCTGCGAAGCGTTCCAGCCTTCCAGGAATTCATCGGTAAGCATGTTGTCCTCTTTTGTTTACTTGTGGACGTCAAAGGAAACGGTGGCGCAATCGCATGCCAGCACACCAAACGAACGCGCGTCATGCCACTCCGTGAACGCGGCGTCGTCGGCCGCGTCTAGCGGCCAGCAACGCCCATATTCGCGCACCATCCAATTGATGAACCGCTCGAGCTTGCGCGCGTCGTCGTCGTCGAGCCCGCTTGCGTCGCCGTTGATTAACGCCGGCGCCCAATGCGCGGGAAGCGTGAACGTCTCTATCTCGATTGCCATTGTCGTTATCCTCTTTTCGTGTTGCGATGGGGATAACATATAGCCGCGCGTTTGGTCTGTCAACAATTATTTTGCAAAGAATTATGTTGCAGCCATTCCGCGCTTGTGTTATGTTTTCCCCATCAACAGAGGAGAGTGTGAAAATGACAAACGGAAAAACAATCGCCCCCGGCGTAATCATCTGCGGCGCATGTGTGGTGGTGCGCGACAATACCGACGGCGCATGTGTGGTGGTGTATGCGCCGCGCACTCGCAATGGCGACGCCGCGCCGTACAATGCGACGGGCGACAAGCCGGCGCCGTCGTTTGCCCATATGGCGATCTATTGACGCCGCTTTATAGACGTGCTACGGCTTAAGCCGTAGTTGGAAACGCCCGGTTCACGCCGGGCGTTTTCGTTTTGGGCACCGCGTGGGGCAATCGTGGGGCACCGCGTGGGGCATAGGTCGAGGCGGCTAAAAGCCTTATGCCATGCTGTTATGGGTAATATGGGTTATCTTTACTATTAGACCTTAAGAAGTTAAGGGTATGTGGATAAGTATGTCTTTATGTTGCAGTGCAGTGATTGGGGGGTGCGATGTAAAAGGGCATTGCCCATATTGCCCATAATGCCCATGACGTCACGTCAACTCACCCCGCCTCAAACCCCACGCCGGCGCAGCTGCTCGAGCACCAAGTTGACTGCCCATATTGCCCATGCAAAAGAATGTTTGACATCCCCTCGAGCATGTGCTAGTGTCTAGTCATCGGAAGCAAAAAGGACCACGGCACATGACGCGCAACCACTAGCTGCATACCACAATCCCCGGTAGCATAGAACTATATTCCTATATGCTGGGTGCTGCCAGGCTGGCAGATTTTGGCCGGCGGCTCCAGGGCAGGGGGGGGACAGGGCCCTGCGGCCCGCTGCTAGTGCTGTGGCCAGGGGTCACAAGAAATTTTTAAAATTTTTAAGCCCTTCACAACACAATCCTTTACCGTTGCATTGCGCTTCGTACCCTGCTACTTTACCGCCATGTTCCAATCGCTCCCCTATGAGCCACGCAAGCTGGAAGCCACTGAGGCGCGTCTGGAGGCGATCTATCACGCCGCCAAGATGGGGCTGAAGGGCGACGCGCTGGCCTTGGCCGCAGGCATGCTGCCGGTCGAGTACCGTCAACTGACGCAGTTCGATCCCATCGCGAGTTATGCCGAGATGAAGGGCCGCGCTGACGGCGAGCAGGAGATGGCAACCACCATCTACACGGCGGCGCGTGAGGGCGACGCCAACGCGGCCATGAACATGCTACGTTACAGCCACGGCTGGGTTGCGAAACAAGCCGTCGAGGTGACCATCGACCAGAAGATCTCCATCACGGCGGCGCTTGAAGAAGCGCAGCGCAGGGTCATCGACCTGGTCGCAACAGAAGTCGAACATGCAGACGCCACAGTACAGCGCTGAAGACGAGCAGGCGCTCATGGCGTCCCTGTGGACGCCCGCGCTCAAGAACGACCCGCTCAAGTTCGTGATGTGGCTGTTCCCGTGGGGGCAGAAGAACACGCCGCTGGAGAATTTCGCAGGACCGCGCAAGTGGCAGCGCGAGGTGCTGAAGGAACTGGCCGACCACATCCGCGACAACGACGGCAAGATAGACTTCGAGACGCTGCGCATGGCGGTGTCATCCGGGCGCGGCATCGGCAAGTCGGCACTGGTCAGTTGGCTGGTCATCTGGATGCTGACCACCCGCATCGGCAGCACCACCATCGTGTCGGCCAACAGCGAGACGCAGCTCCGCGCCGTCACCTGGGCCGAGATCACCAAGTGGCTGGCCTTGGCATTGAACAGCCACTGGTTCGAGGTGAGCGCCACTCGAGTAATGCCCGCCAAGTGGCTGACGGAACTGGTCGAGCGCGACCTGAAGAAGGGCACGCGCTACTGGGGCGTCGAGGGCCGGCTGTGGTCCGAGGAGAACCCGGACGCCTACGCGGGCGTGCACAACTTCGACGGCGTGATGCTGATCTTCGACGAGGCCAGCGGCATCGCGGACCCAATCTGGGCGGTGTCAGCGGGCTTCTTTACGGAGAACACGCCTAATCGCTTCTGGCTGGCATTCTCGAACCCCCGCCGTAACACCGGGTACTTCTACGAGGCGTTCAACGCCAAGCGGGACTTCTGGCGCAACAAGGTGGTCGACGCCCGGTCGGTCGAAGGAACGGACAAGGCAGTCTATGAGCAAATCATCCAGGAGTACGGTCCTGACAGCGTTCAGGCGCACGTCGAGGTCTACGGTGAGTTCCCGAGCGCTGGAGATGACCAGTTCATCCCCGTTTATCTCGTTGACGACGCCTTCGCGCGACCGCGCTACAAGGACGCTACCGCCCCTATCATCATCGGCGTCGATCCGGCCCGGTTCGGGGCGGACGCAACGGTCATCGCCGTCCGGCAGGGACGCGACCTGAACGCCATCAAGCGCTACAGGGGCGACGACACGATGGAGATCGTCGGCCGCGTGATCGAGGCCATCGAGGAGTACAACCCGGCGCTCGTCGTGATCGACGAGGGCGGGCTGGGTGCTGGCGTCGTGGACCGCCTGAAGGAGCAGCGATACAAGATCAAGGGCGTCAACTTCGGGAACAAGTCGGTGAAGCCCATCATGTACGGCAACAAGCGGGCCGAGATGTGGGGCCTCATGCGCGACTGGCTCAAGACGGCGTCGATACCGGCGGACAAGCTGCTGAAGTCCGACCTGACGTCGCCCAAGATGAAGCCGGACAGCAAGGGCACGATCTTCTTGGAGGGCAAGAAGGAGATGAAGGCGCGGGGGCTCGCGAGCCCCGACGCTGCCGACGCCATCGCGGTGACCTTCGCGTACCCCGTCGGCAGCCGCACCCCCGTTGACAAGATACAGAGGCGGTCGTATGGTCGGTCTGGCGTTTTAACGAGTTGGATGGGCAGCTAATGGCTCGCAAGGGCGTGTCATTGTCAGTAGGACGGGGCGAAAAGCTACCCGTCTCTAAAGGTGCTGGCCTCACCGCCAAGGGCCGCGCCCGCTACAACCGCGCAACTGGCTCCAAGTTGAAGGCCCCGGCGCCCAACCCCAAGACGACGGCCGACAAGGGCCGCAAGGCGTCGTTTTGTGCCCGAATGGGCGGTGTCGTGGCCAAGTCCAAGAACGCCGAGCGCGCCAAGGCATCCATGAGAAGGTGGAATTGCTCATGAAACCGGGTCTGTACGCCAACATTCACGCCAAAAAGGCCCGCATTGCCGCCGGATCGGGCGAAAAGATGCGCAAACCGGGCGCCAAGGGCGCTCCAACCGCTGCGGCCTTCCGCAAGTCAGCCAAAACACGGAAAAAGTGACATGCCGCTGGTAAAATCAGCCTCAAAAGGGGCATTTCGGGCCAATTTGAAGGCCGAAATCAAGGCCGGAAAGCCTGCAAAACAGGCGGTTGCAATCGCGTATTCCGTCAAGCGCAAGAGTAAGAAAAATGGTTAGCAAGAAAACACCACCTTCCAGAAAAATGCCTAGGGGGATACCCTCGACGACGCCCATGAAGATGCCGTCGCGCGCTCTGCCGCCTTCGACAACTCCTCGCCAGCCACCGTTGGTCAAGGGTACGTCTCAGCCAGCCAACGTCGGGGCGCGTTCACCGCGATTGAAGGAAACAGTGCTGCCTAAGAAGTTTCGGTCTTCACAACCCATGAAGATGCCGACGCGCGCGCTGACGCCCGCGACAACGCCTCGCGAACCGCCGTCGCTCAAGGGCAAGTCTAAGCAAGCCAACGCTGGAACGCCAAAACTTGGCGGTGAACTGCCCGCCTTTAAGACAACGATGACGGTCGCGAAACCGCGCAAGGTTATGGCCACCGTTGTCCAGCGCGCGATCAGCGACAGGTCCACTGGCACGCCGGGCACAAGTAAATTTGTACAGCGGTCGGCGCGAGAGAATACCGGCATGCCCGGCACAAGTAAGTTTGTGCAGCGGGCGCCGCGAGAGAATATCGGCATGCCAAGCTCCAGTAAGTTTGTGCGGCGCACCAAGTAAAGGAACAAGACAATGGCAGACGTAAAAGGCGGCCGGGGCGTGACCGGCATGTCGTTCAGCGGCAAGGGCAACCTTGAGAAGCCTTCAAGCGGCAAACTTGCCCGCGAACTTGGCAGTACCGTCAGCAAGACCACCGCTGAAAAGACTTCGGGCAGCTACCCCCGCGTAGGTTTCAACGCCATTACGCCGCCCGGCACGTCGTCGCGCATGCTCGCGCAGAAATTCTCGACCAAGTATACGCCGGGCGAGTACGCCGCGTACCGCAAGGCACTGGCCGCCAAGAAGCCGGTCGTTGCCGCCAAGCCTGTCGTCAAGCCTGTTATCAAGCCGGCGGCTGTCATCAGCACCGTAACCAACGAGAAGCTAAGCCCGGCCAAGAAGGCGATGGCTCGCGCCAAGCCGCCTGCCACACGTTTCGGCGTCGTTACGGGCAAGACCACCGGCACGCGGGTCAGCGGCGGTGGCGGCTACGGTGGCGGCGGTACGCGCGGCAGCGGCAGCCTCAGTGGCGGCGGCAGCGGCACCCGGTCGGCGGGCACCAGCCGCACGGGCGGCACCCAGCGTAACGACCCTGTGAGGGGCTGATATTGGCTGACGACGGCATCATCGGCGCGGCGCAGGTCGCCAACGGCGGGTCGGACAAGTCCGACCTGCTCGCCACCATGCGCTCGCGTTTTACGATGGCGCTCGCCGCCTACGGCGAAAGCCGCGAGGACGAACTGGATGACCTCCGGTTCATGGCGGGTTCGCCTGACAACCAGTGGCAGTGGCCGGCCGACGTGCTGGCCACACGCGGGTCCGTGCAGGGGCAAACGATCAACGCGCGGCCCTGCCTGACCATCAACAAGCTGCCGCAGCACGTCCGGCAGGTGACCAACGAGCAGCGCCAGAACAGGCCGTCGCCCAAGGTCATCCCAGCCGATGACAACGCCGACGTGGCCGTGGCCGAGATCTTCGACGGCATCATCCGGCACATCGAGTATATGTCCGACGCCGACGTGGCCTACGACACCGCCTGCGACAACCAGGTGGTCTACGGTGAGGGCTACATCCGTATTCTTACCGAGTACACCCGCGACGACAGCTTTGATCAGGACCTGAAGATCGGACGCATCCGCAACTCCTTCAGCGTCTACATGGACCCGACGATCCAAGATCCGTGCGGGTCCGACGCCAAGTGGTGCTTCATCACTGAAGACCTGCTGAAAGCCGAGTACGAGCGCCAGTTCCCCGACGCCCAGCCGATCAGTTCGATCCTGGCGCGCGGCATCGGTGATCAGGCACTCAGCATGTGGCTGAGCGAGAACACCATCCGCATTGCGGAGTATTTCTACGTAGACTACGTGCCGTCCACCCTGAACCTGTACCCCGGCAACATCACGATGTTCGACGGTACGCCGCAGGACGCGAAGCTGCGCGCCATGTTCGGCCAGCCGCTGCGCTCGCGCAAGGCCGACCGCAAGCGGGTCATGTGGCTCAAGACCAACGGCTACGAGGTGCTGGAAGAGCGCGAGTGGGCGGGCAAGTGGATCCCGGTCGTCCGCGTCGTCGGCAATGAGTTCGAGGTTGATGGCCGCATGTTCGTGTCGGGCCTTGTGCGCAACGCCAAGGACGCCCAGCGCATGTATAACTACTGGGTCAGCCAGGAAGCCGAGATGCTGGCGCTGGCGCCCAAGGCCCCCTTCATTGGCTATGGCGGCCAGTTTGAAGGCTATGAGATGCAGTGGAAGACGGCCAATACGACCAACTGGCCGTATCTGGAGGTCAACCCGGACGTTCAGGACGGCGCTGGCAACGTGCTGCCGCTGCCCATGCGCGCCCAGCCGCCGATGGCCCAGACGGGCCTCATTCAGGCCAAGATGGGCGCTGCCGAGGACATCAAGGCCACCACGGGCCAGTACAACGCCTCGCTGGGCCAGCAGGGCAACGAACGCTCCGGCCGCGCCATCCTCGCGCGCCAGCAGGAGGGCGACACCGGCACCTACCACTTTGTGGACAATCTGGGCCGGGCCATCCGCTACGTGGCCCGCCAGTTGGTCGATATGATCCCCAAGATATACGACACCCAGCGCGTCGCCCGCATCATCGGCGTGGACGGCGAGGTGGGCATGGCGCGGATCAACCCGATGCAGGCCGAGCCGGTCAAGAAGATCGTCGATCAGGCGGGCACCGTCATCGAGAAGATATACAACCCGTCGGTCGGCGTCTACGACGTGGTCATCACCACCGGACCCAGCTACCTGACCAAGCGCCAGGAAGCCGTCGAGGCGATGGCCAACATCCTCCAGACCAGCCCGCAGTTGTGGCAGGTCGCAGGCGACCTGTTCATCAAGAACATGGATTGGCCGGGTGCGCAGGAGATGGCGGCCCGCTTCAAGAAGATCATCGACCCGAAGGTGCTGGCCGAGGACGACAAGTCGCCCGAATTGCAGGCGGCCGAGCAGCAGGTCGAGGCCGTGTCGCAGCAACTTGAGCAGGCGATGGGCCTCCTTAACAACGTGCAGTCGTCGATGGATGCGCAGGAACTGCGGATCAAGGCGTACGAAGCCGAAACCAAGCGCATTGCGGCCACGTCGGCCGGCATGTCCACCGAGCAGATCCAGGACATCGTCATGGGCACCATCGCTGCGGCGGTCGAGACGGGTGACATCTCAGGCAGCCGCCCGATGATGCCGCAGATGCCGGATGACCGGGGGGCGATGGGCATGCAGGAAGAACCTGTGGAACAGATGGGACCAATGGAATGAGTAACTGCGACAAGTTCATAGGCATGCTGTTTCTGGCCCGTGACGTGACGCACTCGGCGCACCTCAACACGCGGTCTTTTGCCAAGCACAAGGCGCTGGGTAAGTTTTACCCGGAGATCGTTGATCTGGCGGACAAATTCGCCGAGATGTATCAGGGCAAGTACGGCCTGATTGGGCCGATTGCGCTGATGTCGGCGGACAAGTCCAACAATGTGCTGACGTTTCTTGAGACGCAGGCAGAACAGATCGAGAAGACCCGGTACGACGTGGTCGATAAGGACTGCACCGCGTTGCAGAACGTCATCGACGAAATCGTCGGATTGTACTATACAACGATCTATAAGTTGAAATTCCTCGCGTAAGGATAGCTACGATGGAACTTTTGAACCCCATGTCTAAGGCCGATTACCCGGCCTATTCTGTTGCTTACACGGGCACGGCCGGTAACACTTCGACGTGGCTGCCCGGCCCGCAGGGTGTTGTCGTCTGGTCGGACCAGGCTTGCTACGTCGAGGTCGGCGTCGGCGCCGTGGCAACGACCTCCAGCACGCCGGTCCCGCCTTACACCCCGATCCCGTTCGTGGTGCCGATCAACTCGACGGGCGCACCGTGGCGGGTGAGCGCCATTCGTGTCTCGACGGACGGCACCGTTTACTGCAAGCCGATCAACAAGGCATAATCACATGGGGTTTGCTGGCGCATTGCGGAACGGAGTTGCCATCGGTCTTGGCAGCATCATCTCGTTCTTTTCAGGCTATGGCCCGGATCAGGCGCAGGGCAACCTTGAGACTGAAAACAATGAAAACCTCGTCCAAGAGGACGGCGGTTTGATCCTGCTGGAGTAGTAGATGGCGGTCAATCTTTCACCCATCGGCGGCGTCGCGGCGCAGTTCTTCGACAACAGCGGCAACGTGCTGTCTGGGGGCAAGATTTTCACCTACGCGGCTGGCACCACCACGCCGCAGGCGACCTACACCTCTGCTGCTGGCGTGACGCCGCTTGCCAACCCGATCCTTCTGGACGCTGCTGGCCGCGTGCCGACGGGCGAAATCTGGCTGACTGACGGTCTTCAGTACAAGTTCATCATCAAAACTTCGACGGACGTTCAGATTGGGTCTTACGACAACATCGTCGGTATTAACTCCAACTTCGTCAACTACACCAACAGCCAAGAGTTCCAGACCGCAACGGCGGGCCAGACCGTCTTTACACTGACGACTATGCAGTATCAGCCCGGCACCAACTCGCTGTCGGTGTTCGTGGACGGCGTGAACCAGTACGGCCCTGGTGCTAGTTATGCGTACCAGGAAACCAGCAGCACGGTCGTCACTTTCACGTCTGGTTTGCATGTGGGCGCCGACGTTAAATTTACGACCTCCGCTATTAATTCTTCGTCTGCCGGCGATGCAGAACAAGTTAGTTACACACCTCCGTTTACTAACAGCGTTGCTACTAATGTCGAGGTAAAGCTAGGGCAGTATGTGTCCGTCAAAGACTTTGGCGCGGTAGGCGACGGTGTTACAGATGACGCGGCGGCTGTTCAAAACGCTGTCAATTACGTACAAACGCTTGGCGGCAATCTGTATTTTCCCAAGGGCGTCTATCTGTTTGGTTCGCAAGTCACTATTAACCGCACTTATGCGCCTGACGGGTCCAACTTTGTTGGCGAGCGCAACCTCATTGTTTCTGGTTACGGCGCTGAAATCCGTACAACTGGCGCTATTACGGCGTTTAATGTACGCGGAGGATGGGCACCCAATCTCACCTGTTTGATTGAAGGATTTACAATTTATCATCGCGGCAATACGACCGCAGTCGGCGGTATCCGTTTGATTGGTGCAGGTCTATGTACCTGCCGAGACATTACTGTAGTCGTAAGCAGTTTACTACCTGTCGGGTACGCGGCTTTTAGCTGTGAAAATCTTGACCCCGCGAATGACGACACAGGTTGTTTCTGGAATTATTTTGACAACTGCGCCATTCGTCCTTGGGCAGGCGCGGAAGGAAACTGTACTTATGGTCTTAAACTTATGGGGCCCGCTAACGCAACAACGGTAAGAAATATTAAATTTGGTGGTTCTGACACGCACGTCATTCTTATGGCGCATCCAGGTTATACTTCCGCGCCAAACGCCGTAAACATTGACGGTAATTTTTTTGAGGGGCCTGTAACGTCCACTGCGATTAGCCTCGTAAGCTCTTCAAGTCCGTACCACGTATCGGGAACTCGCATCACAAATAATCGTTTTGAGTCGCTTAATACTGCGGTATCTTTAACTGGCTTGGGCAGTACGGTTCAGTTGCCTACTTATATGTCGGGTAATTACGCAGACACAGCAGTAACAAATTACATTGTGAATGCGTCTAATATTCCCATTGTAATGCTGGACGCTTCTTTGGTCGGAGCCCCAATGGGGCCAATGATAACGCATAACCAACAAGGCGTTGTATTAAGAAACGATGATGGATCTTTTGACTCGCTTACCCTACGCACACCTAGCCTTAATCGAGGGGTGGTACTTCAAACTTATGATGGTACCGATGTAGGGTCTTGGCGGTATAGAAACGCTATGGGCGGGTCGGGCACTTTAATTGGCGGGACTTATAGCACCTATCGCCCATTTGGTATTGTAGCGTGCCAAGGTATTTCGATCCGCGATACACCAGCTAATAACTTGGCAGGTGTTGCTTCGTTTGTCGCATCAACAACTGTTAATGTTACTCTTCCAGTGGCAGAGGTTAACGCAAACTATTCAGTGTTTCTTGAAAACATCGGAAATCGCACACTTTGGGTAACAAGTAAAACCACGACAGGTTTTACTATAAATGCCAGCGCATCGTCTTCTGATAGCGCAGCATGGCTTCTCATAAGAACTGGAGCATAAATTATGGCTGACAAAACGATATCTCAGCTTACCGGAGCCACTACACCACTGGCTGGTACGGAGATTGTACCTCTTGTTCAGAGCAGCACGACTAAAAATGTGTCTGTAGCTAATCTGACTGCTGGCCGCGCGGTTTCTGCCGCGCAGCTTGATGTTGATAATGTGCGTGTTGATGGCAATACGATCAGCACAACTAACACTAATGGCAACCTTACTCTGACGCCAAACGGCACTGGTCTTGTTGTTTCTTCAAGCAATATGGAAGTAAATAGCTTAGATTTTGGGCGCGGTAAAGTAGGCGACATTAACTCAGTTGTTCTTGGTTACGGCGCAGCGCAGAGTTTGCAAGCTGGTTCTGTGCAAAATACTAATATCGGTGCTTTTGCTGCCTATTCTACTACAACTGGAAAACGTCAGACTGCTGTAGGGTACGGCGCGCTTTATTCTAGCACAACAGGCGATCTTAACGCCGCAGTTGGCCATAGTTGTATGCTGGGAAATACTACTGGCGGTTACAATGCTGTAGTAGGTGACTTTGCATTAAGTGTTAATGCAAATGGGTTTTATAATGCTGCTTTAGGAACCTCTGCGGGGGCAGCCGCAGTATCTGGAAACTACAATTCATTTTTTGGTTATAGTTCTGGTAGCACTCTTACATCCGGAAGTAATAACGGATTTTTTGGCTACAACGCACAACCATCCGCTGTTGGCGTCAGCAACGAATACACTTACGGCAATTCAAGCGTAACCAAGCACCGCTTCCCCGGCGGTGATATTGTTATCGGCACCGCTGGAAAGGGCGTCGACTTCAGCGCCAATACCGCTGCTGCAGGTGCAACCAGCGAGGTGTTGACTTGGTACGAGGAAGGGACTTGGACACCTACCCTCGGCGGCACTTGGTCTGTTAACCCCATTAATATGGCTGGTTTTTATACGCGCATTGGTAATACCGTTTATCTTCAGTTTGAGTTTAGCGGAGGACTAAAATCAACAGCATTGTCTGGGTGGTTTACCGGAGTACCGTTTAACATTGGCAAGCGCGGTACAGGAGCCGTCGTAGATGACAGTGTAACCGCTAAGGGCAGCGCCTTGTTTGCTAACACTAATCGTGTTTGGGTAACAGAGAACGCTTTTTCCGGTGCAAACATTGTAACTGGTTTCTATCTTGTTTAACTGTAGGACCGCGCTATGAGCCTTACCAAAGTTACATATACGATGATTGACGGCGCCCCAGTCAACGTCGAAGACTTGGGCACTGGAAGCGCGGCATTCCAAGCTGCGGTTGCTACGGAACAGCCGTTTGTGTTGAACAACAGCGAAACCGTTGCTACGCAGGTTAATGCGACCGGCTATTTTAACTTTACTGGCCCCAGCGACAGCACGTCTATTTCTGTTACGGCTTCCATTGGTTTTCGTTACGCTGCTGCAGTTACTACTTTCGATGACCATGACCGCAAGATCATGGCGAGTGCTCGACTGACTGGTAACGGAACCAACACGCTGGTTGAGAACGCCGTTGGTTCGTATTGGTCGCACCGTGACATGACGTATACTGGTGCGAGCGTCGGCACCAAGATTGCGTCTTATGTCAACGACGGTTACAAAAATCACTATCGCAGCAACGCGCTGTATGGCCTGTGGTTGAACGGCGTTACGGCTTATACTGAGCGCGAGATTTACGCTCGGGGTCATGACAACCCTTCGGGCGCGGCTGTTTTTATTAGTGGCGCAAATACAGAAAATGTTCGCTTGAGTGGCGGCGCTATTGAAGGAAACCGCGCGCCAGCTATCAAGGTAGACAGTACCGGGTTTGCCCAAAACGCATTCAAACTAAGCGTTGATAGTGTATATTTTGAGGTAGACGGCGATGCAAGCGTAAGTACGCCGTCTATTTCCATCCCCTCCGATATGGGCGACGCCGCTTTTGCGCGCTTTGTCGGATGCAAACTATCTCGAAATACTTTTCCCTGGACTACTGGCGAATACCGTCTTGGCAAAAATGCAATTTTCTGTGGCACGACTGTTGCGGGCGATATTTACGTTTCCAACGCATCTTTTGTTGAGAACACGTATCTTTCGGACATTCAACTTAACCCCGGCGTTGAACCAATACTGGTCCATGCGTTCAGCCAAGTTGCTTGGGATGGCGGGCGAAATGCCGTTGGTGGAGCCGTGTTTTCTACCCCTGTATCAGGTAAGGTGGCGTGGAAGTCTCCAGTTACCAATGCAGCCCCAACAACAACACCTTATGTAACCGCATCCGTTACAAACGCGCCTACGATTACGGTAAACTCAGCCGATGACTATGGTGATGGCTCATGGTCGCGCGCAGCGTTTACTGCAAATGTTGGGACGGTTGGAAATAACTCTGTTATTCTTGGTAATGGCGTAACGGCAACTGGCTATCCGTACAGAGTGCATGTGTTTTTGGCCAAATCCAACGTTGATCAAGTATATAGCCTTGCTGAAACTGGCATTGGCGGGGCGCTTTCTCACACTATGGAACTCAAGGCAGGGAAAACATACCGCATCGTGTGTTTGACCAACCGCGCCATTACCGGCGTTCAAGCCTTGTATATGTGGCCTACTACGACCGCCGCACCCACACTGGATGTCATTATGGTCTACCAAGCGCTGTTTGCGGACAACCCGTCTGCGTCAGCTTTTGTGACCAAAATTGTAAACTCTTGATGTTTTTGACTACCGTAACAAATCGTGTTACACAACCTCAACCCTACTGGCAGGGCACGCCAGGAACCGAAAGGTGAATAGATGACCGAGAACGAACTAGCGGGTGCGCCCGCGCCGGAACAGGCCCCCACGGCTGAACCTGTTGCCGCTACAGATACACCGCCGGAACCGACGCCAACGGAAGCATCCAAGACCTTCACTCAGGAAGAATTGGACGCAATCGTCGGCAAACGTCTCGCAAGAGAACAACGGAAATGGGAGCGCGAGCAGGCGCAGAAGGCCAAGTCCCAGCCCGTTCCATCGGAACCGCTGAAAGCTGACGACTTCGCCGACACGCAGACCTACGCCGACGCCCTTGCCGAACGCAAAGCCCAGGAACTCTTGGCAAAGCGCGACGCAGAGGCTGAACGCCAGGCTACGCTCGATGCTTATCACGACCGTGAAGAGGAAGCGCGGAACAAGTACGACGACTTTGAACAGGTCGCGTACAACCCCAAGCTACCCGTCACGGAAACGATGGCGCAGACCATTCAGGCTTCGGATAACGGTCCCGATGTAATCTATTACCTCGGGTCCAACCCCAAGGAAGCCGAACGGATTGCGCGCCTATCACCGCTCTTGCAGGCACGGGAAATCGGAAAGATTGAAGCCAAGCTTGGCGACAATCCACCGGCCAAGAAAACTTCCACCGCCCCGGCACCGATTGCTCCGGTCACGGCCCGCACCTCTGGTGCGCCTGCATACGACACCACCGACCCACGGTCTGTGAAGGCCATGTCAACGTCGGATTGGATCGAAGCGGAACGGCTGCGCCAGATCAAGAAGTACGAGGCTAACCGCAGACGTTAGTCCATAGGACATAGACATCATGGCTAATAGCCTTCTTACCATTGACATGATCACCCGCAAGGCCCTCGAAATCCTTGAGAACAACCTGGTGATCACCCGCAACGTGAACCGTCAGTACGACGACAGCTTCGCTGTCGAAGGCGCCAAGATCGGTTCGACCCTCCGCATCCGTCTGCCCGACCGCGCTCTGGTCACCGACGGTGCAGCCCTTCAGGTTCAGGACGACAACGAGCAGTTCACCACGCTCTCTGTCAACAACCAGAAGCACATCGGTGTGAACTTCACGTCTGCCGAACTCACCATGCAGCTCGACGACTTTGCCGACCGTGTGCTCAAGCCGCGTATCTCGCAGCTTGCGTCGTCCATCGACGCTGACGTTGCCAGCGCCTACAAGGGCATCTACTCCTCCGTCGGCACCCCCGGCACGACCCCGGCCACTTCGCTCGTCCTGCTTCAGGGCCAGCAGAAGCTGAACGAGTTCGCCGCCATGATGCCGAGCCGCTACGCGACCGTGAACCCGGCCGCCAACGCTGGCCTCGTCGAAGGCATGAAGGGCCTCTTCAACCCCGTTGACACCATTTCCCGCCAGTTCAAGAACGGCATGATGGGCGAAGGTGTTCTCGGCTACGAAGAGATCAACATGTCGCAGTCGATCCAGCAGCACACCACGGGCAGCCGTACCGGCACCATCACGGTGGACGGCACGATGTCGGTTGAAGGCACCTCGAAGATCACGCTGAACGGCACCACGGGTAACACCCTCACTGTCGGCGACGTCTTCACGATTGCCAACGTGTATGCGGTCAACCCGCAGACCCGTCAGTCTACTGGCTCGCTCCAGCAGTTTGTTGTCACTGCGGCTAACACCGCTGCTGCCAGCAAGTTCACGGACGTCAGCATCAGCCCGGCGATCTACACCCCTGCGAACGCTCTGGCCACGGTCAACAGCTTCCCGCAGAACCTCGCTGCCGTGACGTTCGTCGGCGCTGCTTCGACGATCTACCCGCAGAACCTGATCTACCACAAGGACGCTATCTCGTTTGCCACGGCCGATCTTCTTCTGCCGCAGGGTGTCGATATGGCTTCTCGCCAGGTTCACAATGGCATCTCGATGCGAATTGTGCGCCAGTACGACATCAACAATGACCGCCTGCCGTGCCGTATTGACGTGCTGTATGGCTACTCGGTCATCCGCGCCCCGATGGCTTGCCGTCTCTGGGGTTAACAGGTTAAAGATAGGAGAATACGACAATGGCTATTCCTAGCGTAGGCGGCGGTTATCAGTTCAACGATGGCAATCTTAACGAAGTTAAGATTTCCGTCGCTGCGGCCCCCGCAACTGCCGTAGACAGCGCGACGCTGACTTCGGCTCAGTTGATCAACGGCATCATCCTCGGCTCTCCGACGACCACGGCGGCGTACACGCTGCCGCTGGCCTCGGACCTTGACGCGGTGTTGACCAACTCCAAGGTCGGCTCGACCTTCGACTTCCGCGTGATCAACGTCACCGGCTCTGGCGTCATCACCATGACGACCAACACCGGCTGGACGATTGGTTCAAGCGGTTCGCAGGGTCTGATGACCATCGCGGCCACGGCCGGCACGACGCGCGGTTTCCGCGCTCGTCGTCTGGGCGACAGCTCTTGGGCACTGTACGCGATCTCGTAAGTAACACGGCCCCCGCTTCGGCGGGGGTCTAACTCATCAAGGAGAACAACATGCCCAATACGAAGCCTGTTGGTGTTGCCTACGAGGACCCGTACCTCGACGGCGCCACCATCGTTAACCCGGTCTACTCGGCCAAGGGCGCGGCCCTGACGACGCAGTTGACGTCGATCACGTCCACGGCTCCCGGCACGCCGGACTATGCCATCCAGGACTTGACCTCCACGACGCCTTTTGGCTTTGTGACCAAGGACGAGGGCAACTCGGTGCTGGCCGTCATCGCCAACCTTCAGACGCGCGTTGCGCAGCTTGAAAGTCGGCTTCAGGCGCTGAACCTCATCGCGTAATCAAACAGGCGGTTCTCGGACCGCCTGTTCTTCACAAGGGAAAACCATGGCTGAAATTTACCTGATGCACTACCGTCATGGCATCAAGATTGCCACGATGGAAATGGAAGCGCAGTACGACGAACAGAACGGCTGGGTGCGTTTCGACCCGGACGAACTGGTCGCTGAAGCCCCGGCCGACGACTTGCCAGAATTAACGGCTGAAGCTAACGTGATGGCAGAGGCTCCGCGCCGTCGCGGCCGCCCCCGGAAGGACGACTAGCATGACGACAACTGCCGACATCATTTACGGTTCCTTGCGGCTCATTGGGCAGTTGGCGGAAGGCGAAGTTCCTTCTGGCGAAACCGCCCAAGACGCGCTGAACGCCATGAACCAGATGATCGACAGTTGGAATACCGAGCGTTTGGCAGTTTTCTCAACCCAAGATCAGGTTGTTACGTGGCCGCCGGGGTCGCGCTCGCGCACTATGGGGCCGACAGGCGACATCGTCGCCCTGCGCCCAGTTCTGGTGGACGACGCTTCCTACTTCCGCGACCCGTCAAGCGGCATCTCGTTTGGCCTGAAACTCATCAACCAGCAGCAGTACAACGGCATCGCCGTCAAGACCGTGACCAGCACCTATCCGCAGGTGATGTGGGTCAACATGACGTACCCGAACATCGAAATGTACGTCTACCCGGTGCCGACGAAGGTCTTGGAGTTCCACATCGTATCGGTGCAGGAACTGTCCCAGCCGGCGACGCTCAGCACGGATCTGGCCTTCCCGCCCGGCTACCTGCGCGCGTTCCGGTACAATCTGGCCTGCGAACTGGCCCCGGAGTTTGGCGTAGAACCGTCCCGGCAGGTGCAGCGCATCGCCATGACGTCCAAGCGCAACCTGAAGCGCATCAACAACCCCGACGACATCATGGCGCTGCCCTACAGCATCGTGGCAACGCGCCAAAGGTTCAACATTTTTGCGGGAAACTACTAAGTGAAAACACCGATCCTTGGCTCCGCGTATGTCGCCCGCAGCGTCAACGCGGCCGACAGCCAGATGATCAACCTGTTTCCGGAGATGGTGCCGGAAGCAGGCAAGGAGCCCGCATTCCTCCAGCGCTGTCCGGGACTGACGTTAAAGGTCAGCGTCGGTCTAGGCCCCATTCGCGGCATGTGGTGGCACAGCGTCTATCTGTACGTTGTGTCGGGCAACACCTTCTACCAGATCACTTCGTCTTGGGTGGCGACCGCCAAGGGCACGGTGGCAGGCACCGGGCCTGTCAGCATGGCCGACAACGGCACACAGATCATGATTGCAGCCGATCCGACAGGCTACATCTACAACACCAACACGGGCGTCTTTGCGCAGATTGTTGACCCGGATTTCCCCGGCGCGTCGGTCGTGGACTATCTGGACGGTTATTTCGTGTTCATCGAACCCAACAGCCAGCGCCTCTGGGTGACGGGACTTCTTGACGGCACCACTGTCGATCCGTTGGACTTTGTCAGCGCGGAAGGCGACCCGGACAACATTGTCAGCATGATCGTCGATCACCGCGAGGTCTGGCTGTTCGGCGAGAACTCCACGGAAGTCTGGTACAACGCCGGACTGTCGGACTTCCCGCTGGTCCGCATCCAGGGCGCGTTCAACGAACTCGGCTGCGCCGCCCGGTACAGCGTCGCCAAGATGAACAACCAAGTCTACTGGCTGGGCAAGGACGATCGTGGCCGGGGTATCGTCTATCAGGCCAACGGCTACCAAGGCCAGCGCATCTCGACCCACGCCATCGAGTGGCAGATCCAGCAGTACAGCACGCTCACCGACGTGGTGGGTTACACCTACCAGCAGGACGGCCACTCCTTTTATGTACTGGTGTTCCCGTCATCCGGCGCGACGTGGGCCTATGACGCCACGACGGGCGCTTGGCATGAGCGCGCGGGCTGGAGCAACGGGTCGTGGGTGCGTCAGCGGCCGATAGCGCAAATCTCCTATCAGAACGAGGTGCTGGTGGGCGACTACCAGAACGGCAACATCTACGCCTACGACCTTGACGTCTACACCGACAACGGCGCCCCGCAGCGCTGGCTGCGGTCGTGGCGCGCGCTGCCGACGGGACAGAACGACCTGATGCGCTCGGCGCAGCATGCGCTCCAGTTGGACTGCCAGACCGGCGTCGGCTTGGTCACCGGGCAGGGCAGCGACCCGGAGGTCATGCTGCGCTGGTCGGACGACGGCGGTCACACCTGGTCGAACGAACACTGGCGCAAGATGGGTAAAATCGGTCAGTACGGCTTTCGCACCTACTGGCAACGGTTGGGCATGACCATGAAGCTGCGCGACCGCGTCTACGAGATCAGCGGCACCGACCCGGTCAAGATCGCCATCATGGGCGCCGAGTTGCAGGTAAGCCGGACCAATGCCTAACATCACCAACATCACCCCGCCTCGCGTCCCGCTGACGGACCCTAAAACCGGGCTGATTGCGCGTGAGTGGTATCTGTTCCTGCTGAGCCTGTTCAACCAGACGGGCGGCAGCACGATCTCGCTAGAAGACTTTCAAAAAGGCCCGTTGGCGCAGGACATCGACATCAACGCCGTTGCATCGGCGGTGCAGTTGTCGTCCGGTACCCTGTCGTCTGATCTCGGGCCTATCCTCACGGCGTTGCAGGCGCTGGAAGCCTCGCAACAGGCGGCGTTTGACCCGACCAACTTGCAGAGCAGCATACAGGCGCTGGAACTGGCGCCCGCCTACACGCCGCAACTTGAGCGTCTGCGCTATGGGTCGTTCTACGACACGACCGACCAAACGGCTGCGGTCATCAACACAGCCTACGCCATGACGTTTAATTCGACCGACATTACCCAAGGCGTGTATATCGGGACGCCAACGTCGCGGGTGTACGTGGACACGCACAACGTCTACAACATCCAGTTCTCAGCACAGTTTGTTAACACAGCGGGCGGCACGCATAACGTCTGGGTTTGGCTGCGCAAGAACGGTACGGATGTGGCAAATTCAGCCACGACGTTGCGTCTCCAAGGCAACAACGCCGAAGCGGTCGCAGCGTGGAACTTCCTGCTCGACATGAACGCGGGCGACTATTTTGAACTTATGTGGGAAGTGTCGGACTTGGCCGTGGCGCTATTTGCCGACCCCGCGTCAGCCGTCCATCCCGCCATTCCGTCCGTCATCCTTACCGTTACCGACAACATCAGCGCTTAGGAGGTCATCGTGACCGTCACCGTAACCGTACTCGTCCCCGCCCAAACCATCAACAACACGCAGACCACGATGTATACCGCCACGGGCGTCACGGCGATCATCGACAAGTTCACCGCTACCAACTACAGCGCGGCCGCCGCGACGATCAGCGTGAACCTAGTGACGGCCGGCGGAACTGCCGGTAACAACGATTTGATCGTCAAGACCAAGACGTTGCAGGCGTCGGAAACGTACACCTTCCCCGAACTGGTCGGCCACGTCCTGAACCCCGGTGGGTTCATCTCGACCATCGCCGGGACCGCGTCGGCCATCAACATCCGTGTCTCGGGCCGCGTGGTGACGTAGTGGACGAGGCAGCGCAATCCCTGATTGTCCACTTTGAGAACCTGGACCTGCCGCCCGAAGCGGCGGGCTGGCTCATGGACATCTGGCGCATGACCCAGATGCTGGACGACGTGGCGGACGGCGACCCGGTGACGCGTCCGGACCTCGACGCGGTCATTTGGTCCTCGCTGATCAGCATGCCAGCCAATCCGTTCTACCTCGCTAATTTTCAGGCTTTGCAGACCGGGCTGGCGTTGCTGGTGATGAAGTGGAAGGCGTCGGACGACGCCGAACGCGCTGGTCAGGCGGACGCCCGGTCCTTCATCTGGCGCGCTGGGTATTATGACCTGGTGCTATTAGTTGTCCTTTTGACGAAGGGCCACGCAACTGCTATGAAAGACGCCGTAAAGGTCATGCACTTGTACGGCGAAACGCTGCACGACTACCTGAAGGAGTTTATGCCATGCCGGAACCAATAAGTGCAGTTGTCGGTATCGGTTCAGCGATTGCGGGCGCAGGGGCTAGCATTTTCGGTTCGAGCCAAGCCTCCAAGTCTGCGGACAAGGCCGCCAAACAGCAAAAAAAGGCGGCTAAAATTGCAGCAGCGCAGCAGAAAGCTGCGTTGGAACGTCAGATTGCGCTTCAGGAACCCTTCCGGGAGGTCGGCGTCAACGCGCTGGCGCAGTACCCCAAGGCGGCTGAGTATACGCCGTTTGGCATGCCGCAGTTCCAGGCTGATCCAGGGTACAACTTCCGCATGGCCGAGGGTATGAAGGCGCTGGAGCGGTCGGCAGCAGCGCGAGGTCTGCTTCAGTCGGGCGGCACGCTCAAGGGCATTCAGCAGTACGGCCAGAACCTCGCCAGTGACGAATACCAGAACGCCTTTCAGCGATACCTGACTGAGCGCCAAGCCAAGTTGTCTCCTTTGGAGTACCAGATCGGGCTGGGGCAGGCCGCTGCATCAGGGCAGGCTGCAAATGTCGGCACGACGGCAAACAGCATTAGCGAACTGACGCAGGCACTCGGCAACATCGGCGCCCAACGCGCGGTGGCGCAGGGCAATATTGCGGCCTCCACGGCGGGCAACATTGGCAATATTTTTGCGCAAGGGGCTGGCGCGTATGGCGATTACATGGCCGCGCAGCCGTACCAGAACTATCTTCGGTCCATCACGCCGCAAGGCTTCTACTGAGGTGATCCATGCCTATTGACCCAAGCATCATCGGCAACGTCATGGCCCCGCAAGCGGTGCAGATGCCGGACATGAACGCCATGATGCGTACCCAGACACAGGGCATGGAGAACATCTACCAGATTGAAGCCGCACGGGAAGCACAGGCTGTGGAAGCCGCGAAGGCACAGGAAGACGCTGCCGTCAAGGCATTGCTTCCGGCGTACGCGCATGCGTTCAAGACGGGCGACCTGAGAACCGCGCTTAGTCTTGCGCCGGCGGAATATCAAGACGGTCTGCTTCCGTACGTTGAGGCTTTGGATGGCAAGCCGATAGAAGAAATCCAAGCTGCGTTGATTGGTTCTCTGTCATCTAGCCCCGCAGGGCAAGAAGCGCTGTCCGCTATTCAGCGCGGGCAGACATTTAGTGTTCAGGACCGGCAACAAAAGTTGGCCGAACTTAAGTACGAGCAAGAACTCGCCGCTGCCGGTCAACCGAAACCTATGTCGGCGTATGAAGCCGCCACTATACGTCTTAGAGAGCAAGAGGCCGCCGCAGAAGCCGCTCAAAAAGCCGCCGTTGCTTCCGGTGAAGCGCCGCCTGTGCAGTTGCAAAAAGGCGAGCGGTGGAACCCAGAAAAGCAGCGCGTTGAAGCTGTTCCTGGATCACAAACATACAACAAGCAAAAGTCTGTACAGGCTAAAGATTACGGCGCGGCCAAGAACGCTGTTCGTGAATTGGAAAAAGTGCGCGGTACGGTCAAAGCGCTCAAAGATACCACTGGGTATCAAAAAGCTATGGGTACGGGCGCTATTATGTCCAACGTCCCTAACACTCCGCTGTCTACTTTTACCGGCGCGTATGACTTTCAGACCAAGTATAAAAACCTCAAGGGCGCCGTTGCTACATTGGGCCGCGCAGCAGCGTCACTCCAAGGCAAACTTGGCAATATGGCTGTGCAGGAATGGAAAACTGTATCCGACGCAATTGCCAATCTTGATCTTGAAAGTATGAGTTCCGCCCAATTGGACGACCAATTGGAGATCATAACCAACGATCTTACCGCGCTCGACGCGCAAGTACGCGACGCATACGAAAAGGAATGGGGTGATACGCAGTTTTATGACCCGCTTGAAGGCCAAGGCCCGGCAGAGACGTCGCCTAGTGCTGATCGTCCCGCTGGCGTCGGCGTTGATTGGTCACTAGAAGAAGACGCACAAGGCAACCGCGCTTGGGTTAATCCTCAACGCAATAAGTTTATTGAGGCTAAGTAATGGCTTTTGATCTTAAAAGCGCGAAGCCCATCCAGCGCGGTTTTGATCTATCGTCTGCTAAACCAATTGTTGAGCCATCTTATGCCGAAACGGCTATGGGTGTTGTTACCGACATACCTTCTACGGTAACTAACATTCCTGGCAGCGCGGCGCGGCTTGCAGGTGGCATTTACGAAGCCGTCACCAATCCGGTTGAAACCATTTCGTCAATGGCCGACATCGGCGCTGGCGGCATCCGTAACGCGGCTATAATGGCGGAACGCAACGGAGCGTTGCCGCAAGGCAGCGTTGATTTTCTTGATAGCTTGAGCGATCCAACAGCCGCCGCAGCGGCGTCGGAAAAAGCCGCGGCGTTTGGCGGCGTAATCGCAGACCGCTGGGGCAGCGCCGAAAAGATCCGAACGACGCTGCGCGAAGACCCGGTAGGCTTTTTGGGTGATCTTGCCACCATCGTAACGGGTGTTGGCGGCGCGGCGCGTACTGCGGGTTTGACAAATGTTGGCGGCAAAGTCGGCGCAGTGGCAAACGCTATTGATCCGATTACGCTTGCAAGCAAAGGTGTGAGCGCTGCGGGCCAGCAGATTAACCGCATGGTGCCCACCCAAGCTGGCGCTGCGGTACAGACCGCTACGAATTTGTTGCCCAAGGTCGTGCAGCAATTGGAGACGACAGGACGCCGCGTGTTGGCCGGGCCAAAGGCGCGGGCGTTGGCAGACATCACCGAAGGCCAGAACGTAAACGCGCTTATCGCGTCGTTGGAGCAACCAAGTGTGTTTCCGCGCACGGCAGCCGAAGCTGCTGCGGCCACGGGAGCGGCAGAGTATGTCGCGCTGCAACAGCGCTTGGCTCAACGGGGTGGTACAGAAGCGGCTAAACAAGCGACAAAAGCCAAGCGGGCTATCGAAACGCCGATTGCTAACATTAAAGGTACGCCTGCACAGCGTGAAGCCGCTATTAAACAACGTAGCGCAATGGCTGACCCTTTCTATAAGGCAGCAGACGCCGCGTTTATTCCAGAAGACGCGCAACTGAGCGAATTGTTAGGCCGCCCTGAAATCGCGGCGGCGGCGCGAGAGGCAGCTAAAGACGCTCGCAGCGAGCAACGCACGGTTAAAATGGGCGAGACGCGGGCGCCGGCAGATAAGTGGGGCCTTCTTAGAGAAGAGAACGGTCGCCCAATTTACGGCTACACTCGCGTCCCCGGTGAGACGGCACAATACAGCGGGCAATATTTTTCTGATATAATTCAAAAACTAAAGGACAGTTACGACACAAACCCTACTTCATCGGAAGCACGGAACGCTAACCGCATTCTTCAAAATACGATTGACGATTTAGAAAACTGGTACGAAACGCGGTCGCCGGACCGTAAGGCTGCCCGCGATTTGTTTAAAATGTACAGCCGGCCTGTTAACCGCCGTCTTGTTGGTGAAGAGATATTTAGCGCGTTGTCGCCCACAACCAAGCGCGGCGAAAGCGGATTGGATTTTGACGCTTTTGCGCGTGCGCTAGAAGACGAACCTGCGACGGTTACAAAGGCGCTGAATTGGCCGTCCAATATGGATTTCAAAAAAGCTGGTTTTAGCGACGCCGATATAAAAGCTGTTAAAGCAATCGACGCTGAACGAATTAATAAAAATCTCACTGAGGACTTAGAAAAGTTTGGGCGCACAAAAGCGCAAAGCACTGTCAGCGAAATATACGACGTTAATAAAGGGCCAAATTTTCTTAACACATTTTGGACCTTGTTTAACACTGTCAAACGCGCCGTAGGCGCTAAGATAGGCGATAAAGCTATTGCTGAAATGACATTAGAGGCTCTTGACCCCAAATTGGCGGCCAAAGCTCTTAAAGAGATGCAAACAAAGCTAAAGCCCGTACCTGTTCGCCAGATGCCGGGTATGCCTGCGCCGCCTGCGCCGGTCAAAGGCGCGGCAAAAGTTGTGCGCGCGGCTGCCGCCGGCGCAAGAGAACTGCCGCGTCCGTCCGCACGTGGTCTAACCGCGACGGGCACCGTAGCAAACACGTTGGCGCAAGCCCGCGAAGACAATCCGAATGCGTTTTTGACCGATGCGTATGGCCGCACATACGAATATCCTGCGAGGTAACAAGGTGGATTACCAGGTGCTTTTCAACATCGCCTACGGTCTTGCAGGCATTTTCGGAGGGTACGTCTTGAACCGCGTTTACTCATCCTTGGATCGACTTGACGACGACGTGCGCAAGTTTCCCACCCACTACGTCCAGAAGGACGACTTCAACATCGCCATGCGCGAGGTGAAGACGGACATCCGCGAAGGGTTCGCCCAGGTGGACCGCACGCTCAACACGATGTTCGAGCGCATCAACCACATTGCCAACAAACAGCCATGAAGGTCAACGCCGCAGGTCTGGACTTGATCAAGAGCTTTGAAGGCCTTCGCCTGAAAGCGTACAAGTGCAGCGCGGGCGTGGACACCATCGGTTACGGTCACACGTCGGCAGCCGGCGAACCCAAGGTGACGCCGGGCATGACGATCACGGCCGCCGAGGCCGAGAAGATACTGGCCCGCGACTTGGGCAAGTACGAGCAGGCGGTCGATAAGGCCGTCACCGTCAAGCCGACGCCCAACCAGTTCTCCGCAATGGTCAGCCTCTGCTACAATATCGGCCCCGGCAACTTTGCAGGCTCGTCGGTTGTGCGGCGCCTGAACGCAGGCGACGTCAAGGGCGCTGCCGAGGCGTTCCTGATGTGGAACAAGGTTCATGGTCGCGCGTTGGCGGGGCTGACCCGCCGCCGTGAGGCTGAACGCAAACTATTCTTAACCCCGGAGTGAATAACATGACTGCACATAAGGCCGTAGCTGCCTTCATCACCAGCCTGGTTGCCCTCATCGGCCTGTTCGGCGTCTCGACCGGCTGGGTGACGCCCAGCCTGATCGACAGCGTGTCGGTCATCCTCGGCGCGGTCATGACCGCCGTCGTCACCTACATGGTCCCGAACCAGCCCAAGGTATGACCTGGCTGGAGATCGCCGCGCTCGCTGTGATGCTTGTAGGGCTTTGCGCTGGAGCCTTTCTCGTATCACAGCGGCCGGCGTTCTGGGTCGGTCTGGGCGTCGCCGTGTTCAAGAGCCTTCTCCCTCATCTGGCCAAACGCATGACAGCGGAAGAAGAGAAGGCGTATCAGGACTGCGTTCGCCGGGGCGGCGAGTGGGATCCGTTCCGCAAGCGCTGCAAGTGAAGTCGATGATGACCCCGACCCACTCCTCGTAGGTACCCGGCCCCACGTCTTTGACGTGCTGGATGGCCGCCTCGATCAGCGCCGCGCGGTTCATCGCTTACCGTTTAGAATTTCAGAAACACGCCCTTGATTTACGTTAAAGTGAACGGCGATGTCGCTCAGATGCGCGGCGGGGTTCTGGTGCGCGTAGGCGCAAATCTGCGCTTTCAGGCGGTCAGTCAGCCGCCGCTTCTGGATTGACGCCCGGCGTACAGGACTTTCTCTTGTAAGCATGGGCAGCGCCACTTGTAGCATGGCACGGGCCGGGTCATCCGGGTCCAGCATTCGGGCCGCCAGTTCAATTATTTCGCGCGCGCGTGGGATATCACTCATTGCTTCACCTTCTCCAACAGTTCCTGACGCTCCCGCTGCGCCCGCAGCATGGTGTAGCGCTGGTGGATGCGGACCACAAAGGTGGGCCGCTTGTGGATCGCCACCTCTTCGTCCAGCATTGCCAGCACCTGCTGTTCGTTGCGCTTGGGCAGCACGGCATTCAATGTAAACCAGTTCACCCCTTTAACTCCTCTAAAGCTATGTCGGAAATCGCGCGTTTGTCCGCCAGGGCGGCCCAGATGCGCTCGTCTATCGTCTTGTTGGTCAGCATCACGTAGACCCACACGTCCTTGGTTTGGCCCCCGCGATGGATGCGGCCGACCGTCTGTTCGTACAGTTCCAACGACCACGGCAGCGACAGGAACACCATCTTGTTGCCGCCGTACTGAAGGTTCAGCCCGTGGCCGGCCGACTTGGGGTGGACGGCCAGCAGCCGGATTTGCCCCTTGTTCCAGCGCTCGACCACGTCGGCGCCGTCGTCCAGCGTCCACAGGTGCGGGTAGCGGGTCTTCAACTGCGCCAGTTCCTCGACGAAGTTGTAGACGATCAGCGTGTTGTCCTGCTGGTTGCCTTCCAAGATCTCGTCCAGCAGGTCAAAGCGGTGCCGGGAGAACCAG